ATAAGAAAAATAAGACAATATGGTCCCGAGAGGTTTATTATAGCTGATGAAGATACATTAGTATTTCACTTTCTTAAGTCTAGAAATGGTACTACAAGATTAAGTTTTTTTAAACTTGATAGAACTAACATGAGAATTGTAGAAATAGCAACACCTGCTCAAGCTACAAAAAAAGTAACAATTTAAAAATAATATATGTTTAATAGAAAAGAAAAAGAGAGAGAGTTATTTGCTTATCATCTTGATAGGTTTAACAAACTCAAAATAAATGATCCTTTCTTTGTTGTAAAAACTGCATTTTTCCAAAAAGGAAAATATGGAAAACAAATACAACTATTTGAAAGTGAATTGAGAAGAGGAGAAGATATTTTTATAGAATTTATTGAAGTTGTAAGAGACAACCAGGGAAAAGATATGGATCTTATACCTGCTAACTCTAGCAGAGATTTATTTAAATTTAAATATAATCCTTATTTTTCAGAAGAATATGAAATAAAAGAAGGTAGTAATTCTAAAGGAGAAGCTTATCAAGCATATATAATTCCTTTATCTGAATTGAATGTTGTTCTTGCTAATGGAAATGAAATTACTTATAGTTTATTTGAAAAAAGAAAAGAACAAGAAAGTCAAAAAGAAGAATCTATTCCTAAATTACAAACAACATTGAGTATATTTCCAGATTTTGAAGAAAATTTTTCAAAGAAAGAAGTTACACTTGATGATGTTTTAATAGGTGAAGATGCTTTACTATCTGAAATGTCTATTACTGACTTTGCTGCTATTATGTGGAAAAAACCAGTTAGTAATAAGTTATGGTTAAATAATTTAATTGAAAAACAATGAGTATAATACTTCCAACAACAAAAGAAAAACCAACAAGATTTAATCCTAAAAGATTAATTATTTATTCTAAACCTAAAACAGGAAAAACAACTGCTTTTTCTGGTCTAGAAGGTAATTTATTAATGGATTTAGAAAATGGTTCTGATTATGTAGAGGCTATGAAAATTAAAATTTCAAGTCTAAAAGAACTTCTAGATGCTGGTAAAGCAATCAAAGAAGCAAATAGTCCATATAAATATGTTACTATAGATACTGTAACAGCTTTAGAAGATATGGTAATGCCTTTGGCAATAAAGTTATACAAAGAAACATCTATGGGTAAAAACTATGATGGAGACAATGTATTATCATTACCTAATGGTGCAGGATATTTATATTTAAGACAAGCTTTTTTTCAAGTTTTAGATTTTATTGATACCTTAGCACCCCATATTATTTTATCTGGTCATATTAAAGACAAACAGGTAGATGATAAAGGAGAAATGGTAATGGCATCTAACATAGATTTAACTGGTAAAATTAAATCTTTAATATGTGCTAATGCTGATGCAATAGGTTACATGTTTAGAAAGGATAATAAAACAATTATATCTTTTAAAACTAGTGAAGGAGTAACTTGTGGTGCAAGACCAGAACACCTAAGAAATGAAGAGATAGTAGTTTCTGAAATGAATAACAAAGGTGAAATGAAGTTTCACTGGGATAAAATATATATGTAACAAATAAAACAAAATAAAAATGGGATTAAGTACAACAGACTTGGGCACAGGCTCAGGAGGAGTAAAAACAATTGCACCAGGTAATTTAGTATTAAAAATTAATAGTCTTGAATTAGAAGATTTTAGATTTATTGATAATGCATATCATTTAATATTGCATGTTGAAACAGAACCTATTCCAGGTTTTGAAGGATTTATGCTTGATAAAGATGATGAGTCAAAAGGACACTATGAAGGCCAAATTGGTAGAGTAAAAGCTAGTCAATATGCATTTTCAGATGGTGTAACTAAATCTGGAGTTAAAATTCAAAGAGATAGGGCAATATTAATTTTCTTACAAAATTTATCTAAAACTCTTGGTTTTAATGAATGGTTTGTAGGAGAAAATGATAAACATAAAACTATTGAAGATTTTGTAAATGCTTTTAACAAAGCAGGTCTTTTTCAAGATAAGTATTTAGAATTTTGTGTAGCTGGTAAAGAATATTTAAACAAGTCTGGTTATATTAATTATGATATGTATTTGGCTAAAGCAGAAAAAGGAAAATATAGTTATGCTGAAATTGAACAAGGTAAAGTTTTAGTATATGATGAAGCAAAACATCTTAGAAAACTAGAAGTTACTGAAGTTAAAAAGTTTGGTGATGATGATGATTTTTCTACAATTACAAAATTAAGTTCTGATTTTAATTTAGACTAATTAAAATTTAGTTATAAGAGGAATCAGAAATGGTTCCTCTTTTTTATTGTTAAAATTTATAGTATGATTTCAACTAAACATATAATTTCAGATTTAAATGATGTACCAAGAGAATGGGTTTTTGAAAATTATTTAAATTTAAAAGAAAAACTTACAGGACAAAATGTAAAAATATTATCTGCATTTAATTCAAAAGATAAAGTACCTTCAATGTTTATTTATACAGATACAATTTCAGGATATTATAAGTTTAAAGATTTTTCATCTGGTATTCAAGGAGATACAATAGAATTAGTTAAAGCATTATATAATATGCCTACTAGAGCTAATGCAGTAAATAAAATACTTTCTGATTATGAAGACTTTCTTGTTAATAATACTTTTTTTGAAAAAAGAGAGTTTAAAATTCATGATAAATTTAAAGTAGTTGACCATGAAATAAGACATTGGAATACAATAGATCAACAATATTGGACAAGATTTAAAATTGGTTCTAAATTACTTGAGCATTATAATGTATCACCATTGCAGTATTTTACAATGAAAAAAAAAGATATAGATGGTAATATACTTTTATTTAAATTTGAAAGACCATATACTTATGGTTATTTTAGAAATGATGGTTCTTTGTATAAAGTTTATATGCCAAAAAATTCTGATAAAAAATTCATTAAAGTACAAAATTATGTACAAGGTCTTGATCAAATAAGTTATGAAAAAGATTATTTAATTATAACTTCTTCTTTAAAAGATCTTATGGTATTTCAAAAACTCAAAATAGCTAATGCAGAATGTATAGCACCAGACAGTGAAAATACTATGATTTCAGAAACTATAATTAACAAACTTAGTAAAAGTTATAAATCTATAATTGTATTGTTTGATAATGATGAACCTGGTATCAAAGCTGCTGAAAGATATAAACATAAATATAATTTTAGTTATGTTGTTCTTCCTATGGAAAAAGATTTATCTGATTCTATTGAAAAACATGGAGTTGATAAAGTTAGAGGAATATTATTACCTTTACTAAAACAAGCATTATGAGTTGGATATACCAAGGTAAAAAGTTTACTGAAACAAATATACCAGAAAATGGTATTGGGTTTATTTATCACATGTCAGTGATATTAAATGGAAATACTTATGCCTATATTGGTAAAAAGAATTTCTTTTCAAATGTAAAAAAGAAACTTGGTAAAAAAGCTTTAGCATTAGTTACTGATAAAAGGTTAAAGAAATATACTAAAGAACAAAAAGCTAATTTTGAAAATTACTATAGTAGTAATCAACAATTAAAAGAAGCTCACAAAGCAGGAGTTACTATTAAAAGAGAGATCTTGTTAATTTGTTATTCTGCTACAGAATTAACTTATCAAGAAGTAAAGCACCAGTTTAAGTATGAAGTGCTTGAGAAAGAAAATTATTTAAATGCCAATATCCTTGGCAGATTTTACAAAACAAAATAATATGACAGAAAATGAAATGACAGGCCTTCTATTAAAGTTGGCTGACCTTGGTGTTACGGGAATTAAAATATTCTACTCAGGTAGTGGAGATTCAGGAGATATTGATGATGTTGTATATACTACAACTAAAGAAGTTACTTTTTATGATATTATGAATTTAAGTAATTATGGACAAGAAGATACTCTTTATTTAGCAGATCTTGATGGTTATCTTAGAGATGATTTAATAGACTTTGCAAATGAAAAAATTCTAAATAATTTAGAAGATTGGTGGAATAATGATGGTGGTTATGGAGTAATGCTTATTAAAATTCCTTCAGGTGAATATGAAATAAATAATACTATTTATGTTACTGATACTGAAGAATTTGCACATGATGGAGATTTAATTAGTAAAAGTTTAGAATAATGGCACATCCAATGCAACATTGCAAATCCTCGGTTAGAAAATGGGGTGGTCAGTTATCTGATTACCAACCTATTCATGATTGGTTTGATGAAACTAAGGCTTGGATAGGACACAGTAAACACAGAATGTTTAGACATCATAGTGAAGGTATATTTGAATGTGAAAAAGTATTTGGTAATTCATTTATAAATTCAGATGGTAAAACTGTATACACTAGATATGTTGGAGAACAGCATGTAAAAGAAGATTGTAATAATTACATTCCTACTGCTAAAGAATGGGTTGATATGATATCATCAGGTAAACCTAAAGAATGGGCAATTAAAACACTTAAAATAGAAGACTGATGGAAGATAAAAAATTATTTACATTAAAAGAAGTTCAAACTTTTGTAAGATGGGGAATACATCAAGCTTATTTAGCTGATATATATGAACTGGATGTTCTTGAACAAGAAACACAAAAAATATGTAATGAGTTATCTGAAACATTAATAAAAACTTTAAAAATAGAAGAATAATGAAGATTATTGGAATAATAGTATTGGTTATACTAGGAATCAGTTTATTACTGTTAACATGCATGTGTTTGTATGCTCTTTGGTTTATGGCTTTTCCTGAATTTATTAATAAAATAAAAACTAAAATAGAAGACTAATGACAGAAGAAGAATTATATAAGTGGATATACAATTTAGAATTGCAAACACTTACAGATGAACTTAAAGATACTATAGTTGAAAAAATTCAAGATGTAGTTTGGACTTTAACAAATAAATAATATGATTTTAAACAAACAAGAAATTAAAAACATATTGAATATGTTACTTTCTGAAGATAAAGAAAATGCTGTAATTGCTTTTTCTTGTCTTAATAACTATGCTAGTAAAAAATATTTAGGTGAATTATTAGTATTATACCAATTTGGTAAAACATCAGCTGAAGAATGGGAAAAAGAATGTAAAAAAGTTTTTAAACTTATAAAAAATGTTTTAAAACTTAATAGTACAAACTATAGATTCCCCTCTTCTACAGTATTTTCTGCTTTAATAAATAATAAATGTAGTGAAGAATCAATAGAATTATATTTAGAATTATTTACTAATCAACTTTCTAATAATTTATATAATATGGGTTATCCTACAGATAAATTAGAAATAAATGTAAAAATAAAAGACAATGACTAGAGAAGATACTTTAAGTAAAACAGGAAAAGATTTAATGTTGAAAGAGCCCTATTATGGGTTCTTTCTCATTAAGCTAAATAAAATTTGGAATAAAAGAATACCAACTGCTGGTGTTTGTAAAAATGGTATTAATTACCAATTAGCAATAAATGAAGATTTTTGGACAAATTTATCTGAAGATCATAGATTAGGCTTACTTAAACATGAGCTTTTACATATTGCTTTTGGTCACTTAACTACAGTATTTAAATTTAGTGATAGAAGATTAGCAAATATTGCTATGGATATGGAAATAAATCAATATATTAGTGATGACTTACTACCAGTTGGTGGTATTGATATTAATAATTATCCTGATTTAAATTTAGAAACTAAAGCAGGTTGTAGATATTATTATGATAAGCTTAAAGAAGCTAAGAATGAGAAAGATACAAATGGTACAAGTGGTGATGAGAAGTATGATGATCTTTGTGATCAAATGGATGCTGGTGATGGTGCTGATCTGCCTGACCATAGTACTTGGGATGAGTTTGAAAATCTTACAGAAGCTGAACAAAAACTTATTGAGAAACAAGTACAGAAAATACTCTCAGATGCAAAAAATGACACAATTAAGAAGAGAGGCAATGTACCTGGAGAAATAGAAGGTGTTCTTATACTTGAAGAAATTGTTGCTGCTAAATTTGATTGGAAAGGATATATCAGAAGATTTAATGGAATTTCAACTAAAGTTTATACTAAGAAAGTTAGAAGAAAAGAAAATAAAAGATATGATGCAAATCCTGGTCTTAAAATCAAGATGAAACAAAATATGTTATTGGGTATAGATACTTCTGGATCAGTAAGTGATCATGAACTACAAGAGTTTATGAATGAAATACACCATATACATAAATCAGGTGTAGATATTACAGTTATACAATGTGATACAAGAATTAATTCTATTGAACCTTACAAAGGTAAATTAGAAATGACTGTATCAGGAAGAGGAGGAACAGAATTTGATCCTGTCTTAGAGTATTATAATGAAAACCAAAATTTATATACAAGTTTAATATATTTTACTGATGGTGAATGTAGTACATCTGTAACACCAAAAGGAAAAGTTCTTTGGGTTTTGTCAGAACAATCATATATGAATGAAGATCTTCCGGGTAAGGTCATTAAATTAGAACTTTAAAAGAAAATTATGAGTCAAGTACAATTAAATGTTGAAGAATTAAAAGGATTTATTAAGCACATGGTTGGTAATAACCAACACATTCAAAAGGAAGGTAAAGTTCCTGTAGCTATTAATATTGAAGGAGATGCAGGTCTTGGTAAAACTTCTGCTATTATGCAGTTAGGTAAAGAACTTGATATGCAAGTGGTAAAGTTAAATCTATCTCAGTTAGAAGAATTAGGTGACTTAGTTGGTTTTCCTGTAAAAGAATTTGAAATAACAAATGGTGAAGGTAAGACTACCTGGATTAATGAATCTCAGATAAATGCAGCTACTGCAAAAGGCTATAAAGTATCAGGAAAAAGAATGTCTCATGCTGCTCCTGAATGGATTCAAGGCAAAGGTGAAGGTGGATTCTTAGTATTAGATGACTATACTAGAGCTGACCATAGATTCATGCAAGCTACCATGGAGATCTTAGATAGACAAGAATATGTTTCTTGGAAACTTCCTAAGAACTGGCATGTAATCTTAACTACTAATCCAGACAATGGTGACTATAATGTTACTAGTCTTGATGTAGCTCAGAAAACAAGATTTATCTCATGTGAGCTTAAGTATGATGTAAAAGTATGGGCTAAGTGGGCTGAGACCGCAAATATTGATGGTAGATGTATAAATTTTATGTTAATGCATCCTGAATTAGTCACACAAAAGATTAATCCAAGATCAGTAACTACATTCTTTAATGCTATTAGTTCTATTGATAAGTTTGAACAAGAATTACCTTTAATCCAAATGATTGGTGAAGGTTCTGTTGGTCCAGACTTTAGTTCTATGTTTACTATGTTTATCAATAACAAATTAGATAAAATTATTTCTCCGGAAGATATCTTAACTAAAGATGAAGCATATGTAATGGGAGCATTAGATGGTGCTGTAGGTAAAGATGATGATTTTAGAGCAGACTTGTCTAGTATTATTGCTACCAGAGTAATAAATTATTCATTAGTTTATTCTGAGAAGAATACAATTACAGATGCATTTACTAATAGACTAATTAAACTTACTACAGATTGTAATGCATTTACTGATGACCTTAGATATTATATGATTAAGGAAATTGTAAATGGTAACAAACTTAAGTTTAGTAAGTTGATGATGAACAGTGATGTTGTAAAAATGGCTGTAAAATAAATTAATTATTAATCATAATAAGGGAGGGTAAAACTTCCCTTATTTAATACAAAAAAATGGCATATTTATATTTAGATTTTGACTATTCAGTTGAAAATAATAGACTTACTGAAGTTGATGTAAAAATTGAAACAACAAATTATTTTGATCCAAGTATTGATACTTTTAATATTAATCAAAATGGATACACTCCCATGAAAGGAGATAAACTTTATTTTTTACCGGGAGTTAATATTCCTAGAATAAAACTTAAAGACTTGGCTACTAAATTTGGTATCCGTACAGTAAGAGATGTAAGTGAAGCAAATGTAATATTTGGTTCTTCTAAAACAAAAGATAAAATAACAGGATATTCATGGAAATATAAAATTCCAACAACTCTTGTGCAATTATTTTTTGAAACATATAAAAATGATATGGATGATTATCAATTTAGTAAAATAGATAATGCATTAGAATTTTATACAGAAGAATATATTTTAACTGATTGGTCAACAGCAAGAAATTTTACAGATAATGATTTACCACAATGGAATAGTTATTCACAACAACCAGCATATACAGACTATCACTCAAAAAGTAGATCTAGTTCAGAGCATGTGCATGAAATAAATAAAGAGTATATTCATTTATATGAACTTATTAAAGGTAGAGAAATTATAGATGAATCTTGTTTATTAGATCAACTTAATGGTGATGATGCTGTTATAATAGATGCTGATATGTTTACACAATTAACTACAATGTTTAATAGTTCAGATGATGATAATCATATTCTTGCTATGGAGATACTGGCTAATTCTAAGTATAAAGAAAGTTTATTATATATTGAAATGATATTTAAAAATCATTCATATTCAATAGGAAATTGTCATACTAAAAATCATGTTAATTTTAAATCTTTATTAAGTTATTTAGGTAAAAGTAATAGATATATTGACACTAGTTTAGATGATATAATGGAATCTTTGATATCTAAAAAAGTTTTAACTAAAGATAAAATAGATATATTACTTGAAAATTATGGTCATGAAATAAATAATAGAGGAGACTCAACTTACTTTAAAGTGCAGACAATAACAGTAAATGAAGATACTTTAAGTTTATTAAATGAAAATTATAATTATAAAGTTATTGAAGACTATGAGCCTTTAATTGTTAATAACTTAGAAGAAGAAGAATTAGATGAAGTTATAGAAGATGAATTAATAAATGAAATTGTTAATGAACCCATAGAAATTGAAATAATAATTGAAGAGGAGAAAGAATTACTAATATTAACAGAATCTAAAACAAAAAATAATGAATCTACAGATATCGACTGGTTCTAGTGAACTAGATAATTTTTATAAAAAAGAATTTAATTTTAGTTATAGCAGTATAAATAAATTATTATTTTCACCAAGGATGTTTTACAATCATT